CCGTACTCCCTCTTGGTGTGACTAGCTGATGTTGCTAGGTGCGTCGATGGTTCTCAAACGCATGGTAGTATCAGGGCCGAGGGAAGCAGCGTACTTGAGATTGTAGCTGGTCCATCCGCCAATCACGCCGACCGGATCGGCTGCGGAAGTTGCAGGACTCTTTACCAGTTCGGTAGAGATATTCCGCCACTCGCCTTCGCCGAGCTTCGCGCCTTCTTTGGCTCCGAGAGAGATACCAAAGGTTGCATTCTGGCCGAAGACGTAGGTTCGAAAAGCAGTGACACCGGAGTGCGAAAGATAGTTAGTGGTCTGCGTAACCATCTGGCACTGATAAGCGCGGAGGCCCGCAACATCAAGAACGGGGGCTTCCTCGCCCGGCAGTTCGTACAGGGCATCGCGATCTTCAGAACCGCGAACGGCTCCGAACTTCGCAATGTCAGTGATTCCGCCCGTGGACGTATCGTTCAGTGCATCTCCCACACAGAAGGGGTGGATAAGCATTCCGAAACGGTTGGCGGCCTGATCGAACGGCTTTACGCCGCGCCCTTGCAAGGACTGGACAGCCGCGACAAAATCGGTTTTAGCGATAGTCGCGTTGAAAGCCTTGTTCAGAGCGTTGACCGAGCTATCAATCGTGCTGGCGGTATCAACCACGTTACGATGAACGGTGTTGAGCGACAGAGCGGCGCGATAAGCAATTTCCTCGCGGAGATTGCCGAGCGCGTCATCAATAGCGGTCTGCAACGCATAGTCAGACAGCGAAACGTAGTCGCCGTATTGACCAATGGTCGTGGTGTTGGTCAAAACAGTAGGAGTGATACCAGAACCCACGGTTCCTTCCGAGATTTGAGTCGTGTTGGCAGCAAACGGCTGGTACATGAAGAGTTCCAGTTTGTTACCGGAATTCATGGGCAGCGGTCGCCGCTCAGAGAGACGGAGAAAAAGCGTCCAGAGCTTCAGGTTCTCCACAAACTTGCGGTCATAGAAAGTGACCGTAGACTGCGGGAGAGCGTTAGAAGTAGTGGATGCCGGGTTATATCCGGACATGAGATTACCTTTTTAAAAGAGATTGTTGGCGAGAGAAAAGCAGGAGTGAAGAAACGTCGGGGAATTACTTGTTCCACTGGCCGGTGGATTCGTAATACTCTTTCAGTTGCTTCGAGTTCATCTTTGCTATTTCTGCGGCGGACGGTCCCCGTTTCTTTGCCGTGCCGGTTCCTGAACCGGATGCGCGAGTCAAAGTAGCAGGTATGACGGTCTGGGTTTGCGGCTTAACTGCCGGGGTTTCTGGAGGGTCAGTCCGACCCTCTTCCACTACCGGCGGCTGTGCTGCGGGTGATTCGACGGAACGTAGCTCAAGCAGTCCGCTATCGCTCAGTTCCTTAAATGCAATTTCAAAATTCTTCTTCGTCAGGGCCATTCTGCGGGTACTTATATACCCCATCATGGCCTCAGAATTGGCCGTACAGAGGACAAATTCTGGATGCTCGGCGGCAAAAGCGTTGGCTTCGGCGTGGGCACGAACTTGGGCCGCATCCTTGGCCGCTTTGGTCTGAAGTTTTGCGGCGTCGGCGGGCTTTCTGCCAGTCCGAGCTTCGTAAAGCTCGTCAAAGGCTTCCTGAACCTGTTCGGGATCGCGAAACCTGTTGGATAGCTTGAATCTCTCGTCTGCCGTCAGTTCTCGCGGGGCCGGTTCCGCTATGTCTTCTATTTCTTCCGCTTCTTGCGGGCGAGAGAATGTTGGCCGTTCAAGAGCGGCTTTACGGGCAAGTTCGCGAATCCTCTTGGTTCCGTTGGCGATACCTTCCGCCATTTTGTCTAGCAATTCCTGTTCTGTCTCCGCTTCGTACACATGCGGTTGACCAATCGGATTACCTTGGTCGTCCTTGGGCTGAATCTCCCGGCGGAATTTCGGTTTAGGTGCTTCTGCAACTGCTGCTTCTGACATTGAAACGCTCCTTAAATATGGGTAGTCCACCCGTCAGGAAGGGTTAATTTACGGCTATCTAACAAACTCTTTTTGTCTCCGCCGCGTTGTTCGGCGGTGTAGTAGTCGATTTTCTCGGCCATCGCGTTTAGCATTGCCCGTTGAGCGTGGGCAATAGCGTGGAGGGCTGTTACGGCATCTTTATTAGCAGGAGTTTCGCCAATCAAATTGTTCTCGGACTCGATTACGATCTGCTCGGCAACATCTAACACTGCCTGTAAACCAGTGGAATCGTAGATACCGGAAAGGGCGATCTGTCTTTCTGCTGATAGTTGCATTACTGTTCCGCCTCAAGTTCTCCGGGGGATTGTTCAAACGACTGGCGGAGGAGATAGTCTCCGCCCTGATCCAATGAACGGTTGATAACGTCTCGGGCGATTCCTTGCTCACCCTTCTGTTTCAACAATTCTTGCGAGTTCTGGAAATCCTGCTGCTTCCCGGCTTGCTGCGCGGCGATCTTCTGCGCTCCGGGATTCGTTGCCTGTTGATTCTGTTTCATCTTTGCTGTCATGTTCTTGATAATCGAATGACGATTTCTGATACCCGCTGTCTCCAAGAACATCAACAGCAATTCCTCTACATCAACGTATTTCTCGTTGATCTGGTTTAACTGCTGCTGAATCTCTGGGTTGTTGAAGACTTGCATCAAGACGGGCATCAATGACGCGCCGAGTTTCCGGGTTGCCAGATGAGCGCCAGCGAGAACGTTGAAAGTTACACGTCCCGACAGATAGTCTTCTTCTTTGAACTTGAAGTCTTTCCCAAGCTCGTCTTCGAGCACGTCTTTAATGAACTTCGCGCCTTCCGGCGTGGTCATAACGAACCGGCGATTCAGGTCATCCAACTGGTACAGCCAAGGAATGAAGACCTGATTGACAAACAGGTCCATCGGACCCTGCATTCTTGTAGCCGATGCGCCAGCTACCGCACTAGCTCCGGCGGAACTTCGGGTAGCGGAAGATTTGCCTGCCGTTCCGGGTCCGGGCATTGCTCCCTGAGTAAAGAGACCGTTTGCGCCGTCTGCGCTCTCGGCTTTTGACTCAGAATTCTGGAGGAACGCGAAGAGTTCTCCGAGCGGCAATCGCGGCATTTCCAGCGGGGCGATACTGTCCCTAACGTTGCCCTTGACTTTGACAATTCCGCCTTTGCGGAGCCGAACGTTCTGAGAAGGGACATTGGCGTCGTCTGAGACGGCAAACGGGGGGTCAAGGATCAGTTGCAGCAGTTCCAGCCCGGCATTCTCTAACCCTTGCTGTACCCGTTGATCTGTTCCGACAATCTTTCCAGCACCTAGACCCCAAAAGGATCGAATTCGGTTATAGAAATTCGAGGACAAGAACGGAATTACTCCGTAGGGGTTCGAGCGATTCTGAATAACCTTCTTGTTGTTCAGAGTCGTAATAACTTTGTTGTTGTCCCAACGCTCCAGCACCATAAGGCAGTTTTCGTACGGATCGTCAGTAGTCTGCATCCAATCCGGGACGCCCTGACCGGCAATTGATGGGCTGCCGGGGGTTGTATCGAGATTGCCAAGCTGTGTCGGCTGTTCTTTCGGGGTCTCGAACCACGATTTAAGCGTATCTTCGTCGGGCAGGTTGTAGTCCGGATTGCTTTTCAAGTCCAGAAGTTCGTCCAGCGTCAAGTAATATTTATCAATCACGAACTTCGCCTTGCGAATATCCGGGACTTTCAGCTTGGGGTCAACTAGGACATTGCGAATCTCTCGGTTCTCGAAGAAGGGCTTGAGGATCGTCTTCTTCTTTCGGATTTCTTTAAAAGTAAACGATTCCGTCGTATCTACCGAAATGGGGTTGCCAAGAGCGTCGTTGGCAGTAAGAGGCTCGGCGGAACGTTCGTACTCCGAATACTCTTCCGTAACCCACTTCATGCCCCATTTGTAAATTCCGGTTCCGTGAAGCACGGTCTGGAACAGGCCAAGGCTAACTTCGGTCTGAAATTCCATCTCATCTAGCTCTGTTTTCACAACAGCAGAGCGAGCGCGAACGGTTTCGGCGTCTGTACCCGGTCTAGGTTCGGCGATAAAGCAGTCATCGTTGTAGAACAGCCCTTCTATGAACTGCGGATGAATACTGTTGACGTGTTGGGCAAGAATATAGCGATTGACTGCGGGCTTCTGGGTAACGGTGTTCTCCCAGACCGAGAAAACCTTGGGCGAATCGTACAGAATGTCAATCTGACGCCAGTTTTCGTTCCATTGATTGCTTTCGATCCAACTTTGCGCCGATTGTGCATCATTCTTTACGAGTTCAAGCGCAGCCGCTTCCTCAATCTCTTCAGGAGATGGGGCATTGGCAATAGTGACTTCTTCGCCGGTGACGGCTTGTGATTCGATAAGTGCCATTCAAACCTACTTAGAGGGGATAGGGCGAAGGTAATCCGGTCATGGGGTCTCGATAGGGGTCGGGACGCTCAATTTCAGGTTCCGGTTGTGCCCATTTATTGTCCCAATCTGTGCCCGGAGCGTATTTCCCCCGGCGAAAGATCAGGTTATGGAACTCGTTCTCTGTTACTTCTTGCCAGCGACGGGCGCTGTCTTCCGCGATACTCGTTTTGCCAGTGTCGGCGGCGGAATACTGCTCTACCATCCGGGCAATCGCGTCTGGAATGTCGTTTTTGGCTCTGCGGTTGCCGATATTCTTGAACTGTTTAACTAGCTCGTCTATGTCTGCAATCGTATTGAGGAAAAACATTCTCTTTTCGCTCATCCACGGATGCAGGGTATTCATGCGGATCAGCTTTGCGTCTTCGGTTCCCCGGCCAAGTGATATCCAATCAATGTCCAGATGAACGTTGTTTTCTTTAGCCGTCCGATCCAGAGTTTCCCGCATAGCTTCCTGCGCTCCCTGCGAGTCCTCAATACAGGTCCGTTTGGGCTTATGAACTCGAACGACGTTGACTACCTGATAGCACTTTTCGGAAAAATTGAAGCGGCCAACAACTAGGTCTGTGATCCACCAACGGCGTTGAGAATCAAGCAGCCCAACCGACCCGACAGAGAAATCGGCGGCATTCTTAGTGCTCCAAGCATGATCCCAAGCAACGAACGAAATTCCCGTCTTGGGTAAGGCCGTGTGATCCACGATGCAGGAGCGAATCAGGTCTTCCGTAAACGGCAATTCAGCCGCGTCCTGTGGAGCATTTAGCTGCTGCGAGTAGAAAGTCTTCGGATTCTTGAACTTCTTGCGAAGGGCTTTGTACGGCGAACCTTCAGGAAAGAACAGTTCAACATCTTCTTCTTTCGGGAACCCTAATTTGTAGTCCGGCTGCTTGTATGGCTGGCCTTTCAGCCACAGGCAGGGGCGGCACATATATTTAAGATCGTCGTTCTCACAGTCGCCATAAAGTTCTTTTATGCCGTGAGACTCGGCCAGCAATCCGTAAGGGTCCAGCGGGTGATATCGGGTCGCTATCGTGTGACGGAACCCGTAATTCATACGAAGTTCATCAATCATGGCCAGACGGTCGTTCAGCTTTTCTAACTGATTTCCGGTCTCGGCGTTCCGATCAGAAACAGGATCGTCAAAATCCAGAATGTC